CTCGACCCTGTAGATGATATATGTGGCGATTGGATAGGGCCAATGGCTAACGGCTATAGCTGCCCGGATATTCTCTGCCGTGATTGTCGGAGTCTGGAGGAGAGCGATGCAGATTAGAGACCGGATAAAGGAACTGAGACGAGTCCCAGCGTCGGAGCTTATACCGAACCCGAAGAACTGGCGCACCCACCCTGTGGCGCAGCAGGACGCCCTTAGAGGCGTGTTAGCCGAGGTCGGGTACGCTGACGCCCTGATCGCCCGCGAGACGCCCGAGGGGCTGATGCTGGTGGACGGGCATCTGCGGGCCGAGACCACGCCGGACTCCGACGTCCCGGTGCTGGTGCTGGACATCGACGAGGCCGAGGCCGACCTGATGCTGGCGACCCTCGACCCGTTGGCGGCGATGGCGGGGCGGGACGAGGAGCGGCTGACGGAGTTGCTGTCGACGGTGTCGACGGACAACGCCAGGGTCAACGCCCTCCTCCAGACCCTGGCGAATGACGGCCCCGACCTCGGCTTCCTAGTCGACGCGCTTGGGGCTGACGAGGAAGGCTTGCCGTTCCCTCAATTCGACCCGGAGGACAACGTGGAGCCGGACGAAGACGGCTTGATCCGATTCACTATTCTGATGACCGCAGAACAGCGTACACAGATTATGCGGGCGGTTAACAGCGTGAAGGCCTCAAGCAATGAAGTCGAAACAACGACGGACGCGTTAGTGGTTGTTTGCAATGCCTGTCAGATATAAGCGTAGGAAGACCCGTACAGCCGTTCGTTCAGACAAAAGTGTCTGGGATTTAAGTATAGAACGGACTCATCGAATCTATGACCTCTACGACAACGTAGCTGTAGCGTTCTCAGGCGGGAAGGACAGCACCGCCGTCTTAAACATAACTTTAGAAGTAGCCAGAGAGCGCGATGCTTTGCCCTTAGACGTAGTGTTCTACGATGAGGAGGTATGTACTCCCGAAACGATAGACTATGTACGGAGGGTCGCGGCCAAGGAAGACGTTAATATGGTCTGGCTGGCTCTTCCCGTGATGCATCGGAACGCTTGCTCTACACGCCAGCCCTACTGGTATCCGTGGGCACCAGAAGCGAAGGCATTGTGGGTTCGCGAGATGCCTCCAGAGGCAATAACCACGACGAAGGGGTTCAGACGCGCCCCTATCGGCGACCATTCGCCAGGGTATCTCGCTGACAGATATAACGGCACAGTAGCTTTCAGTATGGGTATTCGCGCAGAAGAGAGCCTTATACGGAGACGCGGTGTTTCCCACCGTCGCCAGGATAACTATATCAACGGGACATCTAACCCGGTAGTGAGCTATGCCAAGCCTATATATGACTGGCGAACGGCTGACGTATGGACTGCGCCGAGAATGCACGGCTGGGACTACAACAGAAGCTATGATCTGATGGACAAGGCAGGAATCAAGCCCGCGTCGCAACGGGTTGCGCCGCCGTTCGGTGAGCAGCCTATGATGGGGTTGTGGATGTGGGCGCAGTGCTGGCCGGAGCTATGGGACAAAATGGGCGAACGGGTCGACGGTGCTGCAACCGCTGCAAGGTATGCCGGGACACAAGTCTACGGGTCTGGGGCGCAGTCGAGACCGCCGCGAGGGATGGGTTGGGAGCAAGGAATAGAATACTACTTAGCCAAGCATCCTCCCAATATTCAAACATGGGCAGCGCGGAGGATACGGGGCTTCATTGATATACACTTCCGCGATTCGAGCGATCCTATACCGGAAGTCGTCGCGCATCCGAAGACGGGCGTTTCTTGGACGCTGCTTTTGAAGACCGCTAGGCAGGGCGATCTGAAAAGCCGCACTGATCCTCGGATGAAGGTGAAGTCCCAAACTCCCGAAGCGAAAGGCTAAAGCAATGAAGCAGCCGATTGATTCTGTTGAGTGGGTTGCCAGGGACACATTAACGGCTAACGGGTACAACCCAAACCATGTGGCCCGTCCCGAGTTGAAGTTACTCAAGCTGTCGATCATGGCGGACGGATGGACTCAGCCAATTGTCGCCAGGGAGGATGGCGAAATTGTGGACGGGTTCCACCGCTGGACTATAGCGGGAGACCGAGACATAGCTGCGCTTACCGACGGACTCGTTCCCGTAGTCCGGTTACGGCCCACGCTGGAGATGGCTGACCAGATGGCTTCGACTATACGTCACAACCGCGCCAGAGGCCAGCATACAATCGTTCCTATGGCAGACATTGTGACCAGCTTAAAGGACGAACACGGCCTGTCCGATGCACAAGTCAAGCAGAAGCTAGGCATGGACAGGGAGGAAGTCGAACGCCTATACGACACTAGCGGGATGCCCGGTAGGGGTTCCGGTGACGACTTCAATAAAGGGTGGATAACTGGCGACCGCGCCATTTACGAGGCTAACCAGCCAGAATGAACGTCGGGCTTTGAGGAGTAAACATGAATGAGTATATAGCGAAGGCCGAAAGCGTCAAACCAGGGTGTATGTATGACGACTCAGGCGTCTTGCTAGAGGGCATACATGGCGGCGAAGGCGCAAAGGGTATCCTTGCCGACGGCGCGGATATGGGCCTGGATGTAATCGAGATGGAACCCACAAGCGAATTCCCTTTGCATACTCACGAAGGGAGCCACATTCTATACATATTGGAAGGCGAAGGACGGGTGCATATCGAGGGCGTAGACTATGCCGTTGACGTCGGGGATTCTGTGTTTATCCCTGCGGAGTTTCCTCACGGCGTCAAAACGTCGCCCCGATATACCCAGCCTTTCAAGTTTCTCGCGATTGGATACCCGCATCATCCCGTTGAGTCTACGACGAGAATGCAGGTAGTCCATGCCGAGGCGTAAGCAACCGGGACTCTACCCGACGCCCCAGAAGCGGGCCGAATGGGAGCTTCGCCGGTATCAGATGCTGGAGCTTTACAAGGGCGGGGCGACCGAGAAGCAGATCGGGGAGACGCTGGGCGTGGACAAGGCCCAGGTTCACCGCTCGATCAAGCGGGTGCTGAACGATCTGGCCGAGAAGTATTCCGGCATGGCCGACCAGATACGCGGCCTCCAGATGGAACGGTACACGACCCTCCTGGCCCGGTGGTGGCCCCAGGCTCTAGCCGGTGACGAGGCCGCGACCAAGATGGTCATGTCGATCATGCATCGGATCAGCGAGATCAACGGCGTGATTCCGAAGGAGCCGCTGATCACCATCGACCAACGGGCGATCAACCTGACCCAGGGCGAGGTCACATTCAGCATCGAGGCAGCTAGTGGCAACTACCTCAACGGCGACGGCCCCGACGGTGACGTACCGGAGGCCCAGCCTCTACCCGAAGCAACAGGCGGCGATCTTCTGCCCTGACCGCTACGGGATCATCGAGGGGTCGACGAAATGCGGCAAGACGGTCGCCTGTATCGCCTGGATACTAGAGCAGGCTATGGGCGGGCTGCGGGGCCAGGCGTACTGGTGGATCAGCCCGGTCTATTCTCAGGCGAAGGTGGCGTTCCGGCGGCTCAAGCGCGGCCTGCCGGACACCCTGTACACGGCCAACGAGTCCGAATTAACGATCACGGTAGTGAACGGGACGACTATATGGTTCAAGTCTGCGGAGAAGCCGGATACTCTATACGGGGAGGACGTTTACGCTGCCGTGCTGGACGAGGCGACGCGGATGAGGGAGGAGGCGTGGCACGCGATCCGGTCGACCCTGACCGCGACCCGTGGCCCGGTGCGGATCATCGGCAACGTCAAGGGGCGGAGGAACTGGGCGTACGCCCTGGCGCGTCGGGCGGAGGGAGGGGAGCCGGGGTGGACGTATGCCAAGCTCACGGCAGCGGACGCGGTCGACGCCGGGATCATAGCGTCGGAGGAGATCGACCAGGCCGAGAGGCAGTTACCTGAAAGCGTGTTCCGCGAGTTGTACTTCGCTGAACCGTCAGACGATGGCGGGAACCCGTTTGGGCAAGAGGCTATCCGATCCTGCATCGGGGACGTCTCCGGCGATCCTCCGGTCGTCTACGGGGTGGACTTGGCGAAGTCCGTTGACTGGACGGTCGTCGTTGGCCTCGACGATACCGGGGCCGTCTGCCGGTTCGACCGATACCAGTGGCCCTGGGAGGAGACCGTGCGACGGCTAGCCCAGGAGATCGGCGCGACGCCGGCCATCGTGGACTCCACCGGGGTCGGTGATCCTATCGTCGAACGGCTCCAGCGGGAGCTATCGAACGTGGAGGGTTATCACTTCTCCTCGTCATCGAAGCAGAAGTTAATGGAGGGATTGGCAATGGCGATCCAGACCGGAGAGGTGAGGTATCCGCAGGGCGTGATCGTCTCCGAGCTTGACGTGTTCGCCTACGAGTACACCAGGACGGGCGTCAGGTACTCGGCCCCGGACGGTATGCACGACGACTGCGTGATGGCCCTGGCCCTGGCGGTATATGGGCGCACAGGCGCGGCAGGGGTCGGGGTATGGTAGCGGAGGAGTGCAAGGTCTGCCCGTGGTGCCATAATAGGTTGGTGAACATGCATTGGAAGTGCCTCAAGGACGCTGTCCCGACGGCAGACTTTCAGACGAGACACGGCATCGCCCGAAACCGATGGGGCGCGGAATCTAAACACCCTGATACGGAGTGGTATGGCACCGATGACTGAGTCCAAGGAACTCAGGTGCCAGGGCTGCGGCAAACTTCTCGCCGAGAAGGCCGCTCCCGGCACGGTGATTGTCTGCTCCCGGTGCAAGACCCGCAACGAGGCAGATTGACGCGGTCTGGCCGGTCGTGGTATCGTCGATGACAGTGGCCCGATCCGGTGCAGTGTCCGAGGCGCAAGCCCGAACGCCGGTGGAGGTCACTATTGGCGTTCTGGGACACGCTGTTCCGCAAGCAGGCCCAAGAGCTTTCGACCACTGTCCCGCTAAACCTCGACGTCGGACAGGCGTCGTACCCTGACGTCAACTACGCCAACTTTGCCTCCGAGGGCTACGGCAAGAACGAGATCGTTCACGCTTGCATCCGCGAGTTAGCGACCTCTGCGGCCTCGCCCCGGTACTACATCCAGGCTCCCTCGACTGAAGGCGGCTCCGTCGAGGTCGAGTCCGGCCTGCTCTACGACCTGACCACCAAGCCGAACCCATATGCCGACTGGTACTCGTTCATTGAGCGGCTGGTCACGTTCCTCATGGTCGCCGGTAACGCCTACGTGATCAAGGAGCGGGGCCGGAACGACCAGGTATCGGCCATGTATCTCCTGCGGCCCGACCGTGTCACGATTGTGGCCGGGGACTATGGCGCGAGCAGTTATGTCTACACCGTCGGCGGCATCGAGTACGGGGTTGCGGCGCGGGATATGTGCCACCTCGCCCTGCCGAATCCTGGCGGGGACATTTACGGCCTGTCGCCTCTCCAGGTAGCGGCTCGCACGGTCAACCTCGATCTCAACATGACGGACTTCGCGAAGGTATATTTCGCCAACGCAGGCGTTCCGTCCGGTCTCCTCAAGCTCAAGAAACGGCTGTCTTCGCAGGAGGAGGCGTCGACGATTCGGTCGCGGTGGCGGTCTCAGTTCGGTGGGGTGAACAACTTCCACCGGGTCGCGATCCTAGACGATGACGCCGAGTACCAGCCGATGAGCAACAGCCCGAAGGACATGGAACTGGCCGGGTTGCACAACCTGACCGAGTCCAGAATCTGCGCGGTCTTCGGCGTCCCGCCGATTCTCGTCGGGGCCAACGTCGGACTCCAGCGGTCGACCTTCAGCAATTACCGGGAGGCCCGTCTGGCGTTCCACAGCGAGACTCTGGAGCCGATGGTCTCCCGCATCCTCAGATATTTCAACGCGAATCTGTCTGACGAGTACAGCAGCAACGAGACCCTCGCGGTGGACTGGGCAGCTATGCGGGGCGTCCTCGACGATCAGGCAGCGACTACGACCCGACTAACGGGATTGTTTGCCGGCGGCATTCTTACCCTCAACGAGACGCGGGAGGCTCTCGGCTTCGACGCTGTATCAGACGGTGCGCTCCGGCGCATCCCGTCCAGTGTATTTGAGGTTGCCGAGGGACAGCCGGCCCCGGTGGCGGTCGATGCCGCCCCGGTCGAACAGTCCCATCCTATCCTGGCCGAGATCAAGGCTCCTCGTGTCGCCCCTCGCGGTCGGATGCTGGCCCGCCGAATGATCGAGGAACGGGAGGAAGAAACCGATGGCTTGTCGGCAAAGGTTCTGCGGCATTTCAGAGGTATTCGAAACCGGGTCGACGGCATCCTGGGTCGGCACATGGAACGGCAGACCGCCGAGACGAAGGATTACCCGTTTGAGACCGTCGACATGCTGCCGCCAGTCGAGACCGGGAACATGGAGAAGATATTAGAGGCCGCATATCGCCGGGTCTCCAAGCGGACGTTCGGCGCGATCAACGACGTGGGCGTTGCCGGGACTCTCGACTGGAGCGACAAGCTGCCGACGGTGCAGCGGGTATTGACCCAGGCACCGACGCGGGCCGCGATGATCCACCGGACGACCTCCAAGGCCATCGGCAGGGCGGTCGGGATGGGCCTGGAGCGCGGGTACTCTATCGAGCAATTAGCGCGAGGCGTACCGGACGACAAGTTCCCTGGTATCCGTTCGATCCTGGGCGAGACCGAGAACCGGTCAAGACTGATAGCCCGCACTGAAATAATGCGCAGCCAGAACCAATCGACAATCGGATTCTTCAAAGAGCAAAATTTTGTGTATGTCCAGGCAGATGACGTGGACGGCGATCCTGACGACACGTACATCGACCCTGGCGACCCCTATGGTCGAACGTGCGCGGAGCGGCACGGCCAGATATATACCCTGGAGGATGCCCAGAACATCGACGACCACCCGAACGGAACGCTGAACTGGACTCCAATGCCGAGGGGCTACAAGCCGGAGGGAACCGTATGATTCACAAGACCATGACAGGCAGCGCGAAGGCTATTGATGAGGCCGAGGGGATCGTCGAGGCATATACCAACACGATGGGCGTGGTCGATGCCGATGGCGACATTGTGGAGCCGACAGCCTTCAACGCCTCCATCGCGGACAACCTCCCGATCCCGGTGTTATCCGGTCACGACCAGGGGAAGCTCGTCGGCAAGGTCATATTCGCACAGCCCCGGCATATCGCCGACGACGAGTATCGGCTGTTCACTAGGATGCAGATGAACATGGACACCGAGGCGGGCCGGGACGCCTTCAGCAACGTCGCGGGTGATTTCGTTCGCGAGTGGTCAATCGGGTTCAACATCCCGAGAGAATCCGACGTTGAACAGGAGGGCAGCGACGTCTCGACGGTCATCAGGCGCATTGCCAATCTGGACTGGGTCGAGGTCTCGTCGGTGATCCGTGGATCGTCTCCCTCCACCTCTACGGTAGCGGCCAAGTCGTCACCGGTAACGGAGGAGAAGGGCGCGATCCCGTCCCACCTTACGGCCTGGGTCGAGGAGGCCTGGGATGGCGGGCTGATGCGGGGCCGGATCAAGGGC